CGTTATGAATGTGTTCGTTGGTCTTGGAGTGGTGATGTTTATAATAGACAGGTGGTTTGTTTAGAGTGGCGTAAAAAAGAGGAAAAGAAAAAATGATTGATCCAATCACAGCACTGGCAGGTATTCAATCTGCTATATCAATGGTTAAGAAGGCAAGCAAGGTAGCCAACGATTTAGGATCACTCGCACCAATGATTGGCAAGATGTTTGATGCTAAAAGTACTGCTACTAAAGCATTGATTGAGGCCAAAAAGTCTAAAAAAGGCTCTAACATGGGAACGGCACTTCAAATTGAAATGGCATTAGAACAAGCCAGAGTATTTGAAGAAGAATTAAAAATGCTGTTTATGCAGACCGGTAAGATTGATGTATGGAACAAAATTAAGGCTCGCCAAGCAGAAATGGATGCTGATGATGCTAATGAGTTAAGACTTTTTAATTCTCAAGAACGTCAACGTAAACAAAAAGAAGCAGAAATGAATGAATGGGCAGTAATCATAGGAGCCTCTGCATTTGTTTTATTCTTGCTGTTCATTGGTGGTTATGAACTAATGCAGTTTTGTCAAACAGGTAATAGGTGCGGAAGATGAACGAATACCAAAAAACATTTGATATGTGTTTAAAAATATTCGTATATGGTTGCGTTGCATTATACTTTTTAGGGTTCTTAAAATTTTTACCTGATGATTTATCGGATAAAATTGTTAACGGTTTGTTAGGAAAATTCTTACCCGGTTAAGAAATAATATGGATGAAGAATACATTTATCAAATGGTGTGCGGAGCAATGATAATTGCAGTAATTATCGTAACTATCTGTTATTTCATTTTTAAATAAATAATGTATTGGCAAACGGGAAACAATAAAAAATTTACACACACAGATGCTCGTTAAATAATCACAGTGTCAGAGTTACGACACTATTTTACAAAGGAAAAATATATGATTAAATTTGTTACAGCGGCACTATTAGCAGTTGCAATTCCAACTGCTGCCATGGCAGACACACTCACAGGCGAAGTTCTCTTCTCTGATCCTCGCGGCGGTAGCCGTACCGATACAACAGAGTATCGTGTTGAGGCTTGGAAGTCCGTAGGTAAGATTAACCTCGGAGCAGAATTGCAAACAATTCAGCCAGAAAATGAAGGCAAGGTTAAGTCCTTAGTTTCATTTAAGGCAGGAACTTCATTACCCACTATCGCAGGAGTACATACTGTAGCATATGCTGAAGTAGGTCATAACATTGCAGATCGTGTTGCCGGTGGTAACCACGAATTCTGGGGTGCCGCAATTAAGGCAAATCGTCCTATCGCAGGTGGTTTTTCTGTTAACGCAGGTTATCGTCATCGTGAAGGATTCAATAGTGGTAACTTAAAGGAAGACCGCTTATTAGGTGGTATTTCTTATGCAGTTAATAAGAACCATACCTTGGGTGTAACTTATTATCGCACTCGCACTGGTGGTAACGATACTGACGCAATCGGTGTTAACCTAGCACACAAGTTCTAATCAAACTTAAGTAGACCGCAGAAGCCCGAAGATTAACGTCTTCGGGTTTCCTTTATCGGAATAAATACTACTATGCGAGCCAATGAATTCATCACCGAACGTAAAAATAAACGTAAAAATAATAAGTCACTGCGTAAGTACTTTTTCCCTGGATATGCCTATTATGGTTTTGGAGGAACAGATTCTTCCGGTGAAGGTGGCGGAGATGGCGGTGGTGGTGAAAGCATTTATGAAACTGCGGTATCAGAGTTAGTCAAAGAACTACCTTCTTTGGCTAAACATGACTACACTGCAATTGATGATTTGGTTCGCAGGGTCGCCAGCAAACATAAGATCACTCACAAAGCACTTGAAACTCTTTTCCAAAAGAAATTCAAAAAAACTCCTGACTCTTGGATTAAGGGTAAACTTGACGAAAACAATAACGATATCGACTTGCAAAGTGAAGTAGATAAATTTGTTGACTGGGCTTCTAAGAAACTTAATCTTAATGAAGTTCCTACTGTGGAATTAAGTATGGATACTGAAGAAGCACAAGACAATCATCATACTGGTGGTCACGTTGTAGGAAGCGGTGAAATTTGGGTATATGCTAATAACAGAAATCTAGTTGATATTCTACGTACCGTTTTCCATGAATTGGTCCATGTACGTCAGGAAGAACTAAACATGATTAAGCCAGGCGATAGTTATCCCGGTAGCCCAATCGAAGCAATGGCAGACATGTTAGCCGGAAAATATATCAAGATTTACGGCGAAGAAAACCATCACATCTTTCAATAATTAAAACGGGTAACACTTGTTAGATTTCCTACCTTTGGTTACCTTGCCCAAAAAAAAGATTGACAAACTTAACATAACACTATATAATTATAAGACTAAAGGAGTACACACATGACTACACGTACATTTAACGGCGACGCTAAAATCAAACTAACACAACTTATCAATGAAGGCATGGGCGTCATGCAAGAAATTGAAACATTGCGTGAGGGTCTTAATGACACAGTTAAGGCTATTGCAGAAGAACTAGAAATCAAGCCAAGCGTACTAAAGAAGGCAATTTCAGTTGCTCACAAGTCGCGCCTCGGTGAGACAAATAAAGAAAATGAAGAACTTAATACAATTTTGGAGACCGTTGGTAAGACTCTATAATGAGTTATGTTGACGCAATTCACGACCGTGACTCTGACAAGATTGTTGTCGTAGAGCGCACACCTTCTGGTAAGAGAACTTATCAGGAACATCCCACAAACTATACATTTTACTATAGTGATCCTAAGGGCAAGTATCGCAGTCTTTATGGAGATTCTGTCTCACGTTTCAGTACACGAAAGCGTACTGAATTCGAAAAGGAAAAGCGCATTCACTCAAACAAGAAACTGTTTGAAAGTGATGTGCCGGTAGTTTTTAGATGTTTATCAGAAAACTATCTAAAAGCAGAACCTCCTAAACTTCATACTTGCTTTTTCGATATTGAGGTGGACTTTGATCCAGTAAAGGGTTTCAGTCCCACTAGTGACCCGTTTAACCCAGTAACTGCTATCAGTTGCTACTTAGATTGGCTTGACCAATGTGTTACTCTAGTCATTGCTCCCAAACATATGACACCAGAGACAGCACAAGAGATTGTCAACGAGTTTGAGAATACAATGTTATTCACAAATGAAAAGGAAATGTTTGACGTTTTCTTTCAGTTGATTGAAGATGCAGATGTATTAACTGGCTGGAACTCAGAGGGCTATGATATTCCTTACATGGTAAATCGTGTTACACGTGTGATGAGTAAGGATGATACTCGCAAGTTCTGCTTGATGGGTCAACTTCCTAAGCCTAGAGAATATGAACGATTCGGTAAGAGTGAAACAACTTATGACTTAGTAGGTCGTATTCACTTGGACTATCTACAGTTGTATAAAAAGTACAACTATGAATCACGACACAGTTATAAACTAGATTCTATCGGTGAGATGGAAGTTGGTGAAAACAAAACTGTGTATGAGGGTACTCTTGATCAGTTGTATAACAAAGACTTTAAAAAGTTCATTGAATACAACAGACAAGATACAATGTTGTTGGTAAAAATTCATAACAAACTTAAGTTCTTAGACCTTGCTAACGCACTGGCTCATGAAAATACAGTGTTGTTGCCAACAGTTATGGGTTCAGTTGCTATGATTGAAATGGCAATTATGAATGAAGCGCATGAACGTGGTTTAGTAGTTCCTGATAAAAAACGAAAGGGTTCAAATGACGAAGACGTACAGCAGGCAGCAGGTGCCTATGTTGCTACTCCCAAAAAGGGAATTCACGAATGGGTCGGTGCAGTCGATATCAACTCACTCTATCCGTCAGCAATCCGCGCACTCAACATGGCGCCAGAGACCATTGTTGCTCAGGTCAGACAAACACTCACTGACAAATACATGCTTGATAAGGGACTCAAACTAGCACAAGAAAAGAAACGTCATAAAGACGGCGATGATGCAGTTACAGGTTCTATCTTGTGGGAAGGTTTGTTTGGTGCATTAGAGTACACCGCAATCATATCACAGGAACGTGGCACTATGCTAACAGTTGACTTTGAAGATGGTCGTAGTGTAGAAATGTCTGCGGCTGAAATCTGGAAGTTAGTGTTCGATAGTCATAAGCCCTATATGCTATCAGCAAATGGTACAATCTTTACGTATGAGAAAGAAGGTGTCATTCCAGGTCTATTGACTCGCTGGTATTCAGATCGTAAGGTCATGCAAAAGAAACTAAAAGAGTCTACTACTGATGAGGATCGTGAGTACTGGGATAAACGTCAGTTGGTTCGTAAGATTTTGCTTAACTCTGCATATGGTGCATTGTTGAATGAACATTGTCGTTTCTATGACAAACGTATTGGTCAATCAGTTACATTAACTGGTCGTCAAATTGTTAAGCATATGATGAGTAACATCAATGAAACAGTTTCGGGAATCTATACACATGATGGTGATGCGATTGTGTATGGTGATACTGACTCTTGTTATTTCAGTACGTGGCCTATTCTTAAAGAGCAGATTGCAAAGGGTGAACTTGAGTGGAGTAAAGAAACTTGTATTGGACTATACGATAGTATTGCTGATACAGCAAACGAATCGTTCCCTGCATTCATGGAAAAGGCATTTCATGCACCTCGCAAGAATGGTGAAATCATTAAGGCTGGTCGTGAACTAATCGGTGATCGTGCTATCTTTATTACTAAAAAGCGTTATGCTATCAATATCTTTGATAAAGAAGGTAAGCGCAAGGATAAGGATGGTAAGAAGGGTGACATTAAGGCAATGGGCCTTGACTTGAAACGTGCAGATACTCCCAAGTATGTGCAAGAATTCTTGTTGAATGTATTGTCAATGGTCATCCAAGAGGGTAAAGGTCGTGATGATGTTATCGAAGCAGTAAAAGACTTTAAGCGTATCTTAACCGCACAAGATAGTTGGACTAAAGGTTCTCCAAAGGGTGTTAACAAACTTACATACTATGGTGACTTAGAAGCAAAGAGTTCAACTGGTCGAGCGAACATGCCCGGTCACGTTCGTGCGGCATTGAACTACAACTACTTACGTAGAGTAAACAGTGACAACTATAGTCAATCTATTGTTGATGGTATGAAAGTTATTGTTTGCAAACTAAAGCCTAATCCACTAGGCTTTACAAGCGTAGCATATCCTACTGATGAACTACGATTGCCACAATGGTTCTGTGACTTGCCCTTCGATGATGCGGCAATGGAACAAACATTGGTTGATGAAAAGATTAACAACTTGTTGGGTGTACTTGATTGGGATATTCGTAGTAATACTAATACTAATTCAACATTCGATGATTTGTTTGATTTCGGTTAACCTCGCTATTGACTTACACAATAAATTCCGCTATTATACACTATAGCAAAGCCTAAATATTACAAAGGAAACAAAATGAAAGATAATTTACAAGACTTGATTCAGCATACACATGGTCTAGGGGTCGTTGACCTTATTAAGATTTTTGGTACTGACCAAGAAACACAGATTGCGGCAATCGCAGAAGATAAGTCAGTTGTGGTGACTGGCACATTCAAGACACCACTAGCAGACTTCATCGGTACGTTCGGTATGCCTAATCTAGCAAAGTTGAAGACTATTCTAGGATTCGATGACTATGATGATAAGGCTATCATCAATGTCACACGTGTCAACAAAGATGGAGTAGATACACCAACTACTATTCACTTTGAAACTTCATCCGGCGATTTCGTAAACGATTATCGTCTAATGTCAAAGACAATCATTGAGGAAAAGGTACGCAACGTAACATTCAAGGGTGCGGCTTGGAACGTTGAGTTCGAACCAACTGTTGCGGGTATCATGCGTCTTAAGAAGCAGGCTTCTGCTAACAGTGAAGAAAACAACTTCACTACTAAGACAGACAATGGTGATCTAAAGATTTTCTTTGGTGACCCATCAACTCACAGTGGTAACTTTGTGTTTCACACTGGTGTAACTGGTGCACTATCCCGTCAATGGCAGTGGCCTGTAAAGGTCTTTCTTGCTATCATGGATCTACCGGGTGACAAGATTGTTAAGATCAGTGATGCAGGTGCAGCCGAAATTACTGTTGACAGTGGTCTAGCAACATATCGTTATCTACTTCCTGCACAAGCAAAATGATTAAAAACATTGCAGGTGGTGGAAGATATTTAACTGTTACCGGTGGCAGTAACTCTACTCATGTGAATAACTTTAGTGGGGCGCAAGGCGTCGGTAACATGCGATATAATACCTCGTCACAGAATATTGAAATATATGACGGCAATAACTGGGTTCCTATGCAATCCGGATACGCTACTGTTACAATGACACCTGAGGCTGAATCATTATTAGATTGGGCAAAGCAAAAAAGAATGGAAGAAGATATGAATAAAGCATTGGCTGCATCGAATCCAACTATTGCTGACTTATTAGAACAGAAGAAAAAGATTGACGAACAACTTAATATCGTTAAGACTTTAATCAAACCAGAAACTACAAATTAAATGGAACAAGTTAACCTTTCAGATAAACATAAACCCGACTGGGCATTATTCTTACCTGCAGTAAGTTCATTCTTTATTGCAGGTTTGGGTAAGCAACGTGCAGGCGAAGACTACTTTCCACAAGCACGTATCCCTGCACAGTTCAACGGTGATGTTGAATGTTTAAACTTTTTAAACAGTAAAGAAGGGTTGTATACTTACAAGTGGGGTTTATATTCTGCTGGTCATGCTAACTTAGACACTACAAAGAATGATCCATGTGAATCTATTGTACGTGATAGAGAGCAAGGAACATTCATGCTGGGTGACTCAGGTGGATTTCAAATTCTTAAGTGTCA